GTACCCTATGAATTTTTAGGATCTGATACACAGGGTAATGTATTAATCGGTTCCGCAAGCTCTGCAGGCAGGTATGAAAACTACCTACAGACAACCTTGACATACCCACGGTACTTCCCTACAGCCTCAAACGCAATCATAGGAGTAATATCGATACCTTCCAAACTATACGGAGATAAGATACAGCCCGGATCGTTCAACATAACTTCAGATTCTGGAAGTATCGTCGATGATAGTAACGGAAACCTATTAACAGAAGGCGGTGAAGTCTGCGGTACTATTATATACCAACACGGATTAGCAATCATTACCTACGACGGCTCTTCAGGTTCATACTACGGTTCAGCAAACTACGGAGTTGATACTTATGGAGGAGATACAACAGGATTTGTAACAAACTTTGTAACATCCACCAACGTCACCTGCTCTTTCTCTAGCTCATACACCCTATACGAAACTCAATTTAAATGTACAGTAGATGCAACTGAGTTTAACCTCTCATTAAATCCATCTCTAATTTCAGGATCTACAAACGGAACCTTGTATGACTTTGTAACAGGATCCTTTTTTAGTCCCTATGTTACAACTGTTGGACTTTATAATGAGAATCAAGATTTAATTGCAGTTGGTAAATTAGCTAAACCACTACCCCTAAACAACGTAACAGATACGACAATACTAATTAACATCGATAGATAATATGTGGAAATACAAAGGCAAAAAGGTTGAATCTTTAGAAGATCTACCCGAAAACGCCCACGGTTTTGTTTACCTTATCAGAAATATGGTTACAGACAGATTTTATGTGGGTAAGAAGAATTTACTAAGCGTTACTAATAAACCCCTAACTAAAAAAGAATTATCAGAGATTACTGATAAACGTAAATCTAAAAAGAAGCAGGTTATAAAAGAAAGCAACTGGAAGAGTTACTACGGATCAAACAAAGAACTACTTGCCGATATTAAAAAATATGGTCAAGATAAATTTGAAAGAACTATTTTAAAAGTTTGCTTTTCTAAAAAAGAGCTCACATATTATGAAATACACCAGCAATGTGTCTATAATGTGCTTATCACGAACTCATACAACTCGAATATACTAGGCAAATTTTTCCCTTCTGATTTGCAACCTTCTGATTAAGTTCGTATATTTGATTAATGGTAAATCACCTATTAGTCAACTTAGTAAATAGCGTAATCGGAACTGGCAAACCAACATCGGGAGATAATTACTCCTACACTTGTCCTTTCTGTAACCATTATAAACCAAAGCTGGAAATTAACCTTAAGGAAAATGAAGAAGGTATTCACCATTGGCATTGCTGGGTATGCAATAAGAAGGGCAAGAAGCTAGTAAGTCTTTTCAAAGCCGTATCTGCTCCTGATCATAAAATTCAGGAACTTAAGAACTACGTTAAGATTTCTTATCAAGAAGAGCACGGAGTTAAAGTAGAGGCCCTAGCCCTACCTAAAGAATATAAATCACTATTTGACGCCAGTACTTCAGAAGTTACAGTACGTCAAGCACTTCGTTACTTAAAAGAGAGAAATTTAACTCAAACCGATATTAAAAGGTACAATTTAGGATATTGTGAATCTGGCCGGTATAAAGATATGATCATCATTCCAAGTTATGATGAGAATGGATCCTTGAACTACTTTGTAGGACGTAACTTCGGTCCTGGAGATATAAAATATAAAAATCCTCAAGCATCTAAGAATATTATTGCATTCGACCTTTTGATAAACTGGGATAGTCCGATTGTACTTTGTGAAGGTACTTTTGATGCAATGGCAATCAAACGTAATGCAATCCCCCTACTAGGAAAGACATTACCGGAGAAACTTATGAAGAAGATTGTATCTTCTAATGTTAAACAAGTCTTTATTGCATTAGATAATGACGCATTAAAGCAAGCACTAGAGTATTGCCAAACCTTGTTAAACCATGGAAAAGAAGTATTTTTAGTCGATCTTAATCAAAAAGATCCGTCTGAGCTAGGTTTCACAGAATTTACTAAGTTATTACACACAAGCACTCCGTTAACCTTTAGAACGTTGATGGAGAAAAAATTTCAATTATGATAGAAAAAAACAACAACGTTAAGAAGGATAAACGAATAAATCGTATTGTTCAAGCCGACCCAACATCAAGACAAATCACAATCCTAGATTCTCGTTACTACCAGAGAAGCGAAGACGTATTTTACCCATCGGTAACTTATGTACTATCGTACTTCCCTAAAGATAGATTCTTCGAAAGCTGGATTAAAGATGTAGGACATAACTCTGATATCATCATGCGCCGGGCAGGAGATGAGGGTACTCAAGTACACAACGCTATTGAAGAGTATTTGAAAGGAGAAGAAATTACATGGATTGATGAATATGGGAGTGTAAAGTACAACCTAGATGTTTGGAAGATGATTCTGAAATTTGCAGACTTCTGGGAAACACACAAACCAGAGTTAATCGAATCGGAAGTTCATTTATTCTCGGATGATTTAAAAATCGCAGGCACAGGCGACTTGATTGTTAAGATTGCAGATGAGCTGTGGTTAATCGATATTAAGACCTCTAACTCACTGCACGACACTTATGACCTGCAGCTTGCTTGCTATAGAAAAGCTTGGTCCGAACTATTCGATACTCCAATACAGAGAACCGGTATATTGTGGCTGAAAGCAGCAACTAGGAGTGCAGATAAAACAGGAAAGAAAATTCAAGGTAAAGGATGGCAGTTAAAAGAAACAGAATCAGATTATGAAGAGAACCTACAGACATTCAGACACCTCTACGAAATCTTTAAATTTAAAAACCCAGAGCTCAAACCATATTCAGAATTACTACCCACATCTATTAAGTTACAGGGGTAACTATTTATAAAATATTATAAATGGAACTTGACGGCTTTACATACGGATTAATAAAAGACCTACTCCCAAACAGTTCTCCAATACACGAAGCGTATAAAGGGAAGAGAACAAACGACGGAGCACCGGGTACTTTCAAAGCTAAAATTACAAAAGCTTATGGAGGCCCTGTGACGATTGAAAAGGCTAAGAAGTTTAAAGAAAGAGAGAATGCTACTCCACATGATAAACGTCAAGCAAACTGGTTTATTAATTTTCATTCTAAAAATGAAAATCTAGAGCCGTCTGATCTTGAAAATACCGGAAAAGCAGCACCTTACGGTTCAGAATACAGCCCGGTAGAAGAAACAGTAATGCCTTACATTCAAGAGCTTACTCAATATATGGGAGAAAGCGGATTGAATATAGAACCTTTACCTTCAGTAGAGTTTAAATATGATCCTGAAAATGCAATACAGCCTTTAGGGAATACAGCATACTATAATCCAAACGATAAGATTATCGTACTTTATACAGCAGATAGACATCCTAAAGATATTCTAAGATCTTTTGCTCATGAGATGATTCACCACCATCAAAACCTGGAAGATAGGCTAGGTAATATTACGACAACCAACGTCAATGAAGATGAAACATTGCAAGAGCTAGAAAGGGAAGCATATGAAAAAGGAAATATGTACTTTAGAAGTTGGGAGAATAGTAAGAAAAAGTAAAATAAATTCATATCTTTAGCAAGCATGACAACATATAAGAGCCTTTACGAAGAAGAAGACAGTCAAGATTTTTACCTACTTCAGGACAGAGACCTGATAGTAACTATTAAGAAACCGCATACTGTTGAAGAAGCAGATGAAGCATTAAAAACCAAAGATAACTACGGAAGATACATTAGTACTATGAGAAGTTCTAAAGTATCAGATAAAGATGTAGACAACTATTTCGGACCTAGAAGTCCAAACGTTAGAAACGCAAACCAGAAAAAACGCTTTGAGAAATTCAAAGAAGCAAATCCAGAATCCCAAATGGATTATAACGAATGGTTAACTAAAGGACCTGTAGGTACAGATATAGGGCCCTACCCAATTCGAACAAAAGATAACTACGACGCTTTTGTAAATAAGTTTATAACTAAGCCAAACTTGCTGAACTGGGGTGTAAAAGGTGATACGTTGGTGTTCCCTAAAGACTTGAACCCGGGTAGAAATGAAATTAAATCTATTGTAACAACAGTCTTAACAAATGCCGGCTTTGGTGAGAAGACTTTTACATTTAAGACAGATGTATCTGAAGCAAAGATAAAAGCAATGATTAAAGAAGAAATTCTTAGAACTTTAAAGAAGTAAAATATGTCAGAATCGGTTTTAAAGAAAGAATTTAAAGGAGCAGATCTTCAACGGTTACGTAATTTAGTTCAAGGAAAGACAGGGGAGAAAACTTCTGTTTCTTCCGGCTATACAAAGGATTATATTGAACGTAAAGAAGGTGATGTTTGGGAGGAGGATGACCGTCAATGGACTATCAAGAACGGAGTTAAGCAAACTATCTCAAAACTACAAGCAGTAAGAGATGTTGCTCTAACACCTTTATTCTGCCCAGATTGTAAAAAATTAATGAAAGGTCGTTACGATAGTCAATTCTACAAAATACACCGTCACTGCTTTGACTGCCATATAGAGTTTGAAGCTAAGATTAAAAAAGAAGGTAGATGGGAAGAATACCAGAACCAAATTCAAAACTCAGAAATTGACGGAATGATCAACAATTATGAAATTTGGGTTGATGATTTATTAAACGAAAGCAACGACGGGTTTGTAACAGAAATTGGAGAAGTCGAAAGCTGGTCTAAAGTTAATAGGGAGAAAATTCTCAAACAGAAGGAAGAAGCTATAGAGTACTTGAAAAAGTTAAAGAAATAAAGCTATTTATTAATATGACGAACTCTTTCAACATGTCAAATTGGAGACGTAAGTATGTTCTTGTAGCAGAGAACGGTAGCGATCCTAAAGCAGAAACCGCATACAGCCCAGAAATACACGGTAAAATCACTAGTTTCGAAGAAGCATCTTTTGAACCAAAAGAAGCTCCGACAGAGGTTGTATTTGTAGTAGGTACAGAAAAAGATCCTGAAAATGCAAAAGAAATTAAAATAGCTTTTGAAAAATTTGCAAAATGGGCAGACGAAGAAGGTTTAGATTTAGAAAGAGATGAAGATGCCGATACAGCAGCTAAAAAATATTTTGAAGAGTACTACTCTGGACATCTAAGCGACGAAGGTAAGAAGTCTTTAAAAGCTCAAATGTTTGAAGCAGAAGATAGCGCAGAAGAAAATCCTGTTGATACTATTACCATGGATGTTCCTTTGTTTATTAGAATGCTTGAGTTTGCAAGAGAAGATGCATCTACTGATATGGACCTTCATGATGTAGCTGAAAAAGCAGTTAAGATGAGCGCTGAAGGTACACCACTAAACATGATGCACTACGAAGACCTAGTAGCTAAAGAACTTCCAGAAATGGATACAATGAGCTTATACGAGAAATACTTTAACGCTGAGTAAAATGCCTATTAGAAAGAACGCTTCCATGGAGAAATATATTAAAGACTTCACAAAGTCCAAAGCTCCTCAATTTAAAGGTAAATCTAAAGAAAAAAGACGGCAGATGGCTGTAGCTGCAAAACTACAAGCTATGGATAAAAAAATGGAAGAAGGTACTGAAATCAATGAGAAAAAAGGTACTTTGTGCGGCAGATGCGGGCACGTTCACGTTAAAGGTACCCCCTGCCCTAGGCCTTTCAAAGAAGAAGTTAAACCTGATTACTTAGATTTTGATAAGGACGGTAATAAAGCAGAACCTATGAAACAAGCAGTAGAAGATGCTAAGTTGAAAAAAGAAGTCGTTGCTAACGTATTAGGTAAGTTGAAAGAAGTTACAAAAATACCAACAACAAACCCTCTAAATCCAGACAGCACAGACATTCAAAAAGCAAAAGCTTTATCTAGTAAAGATCAAGATTTTGAGTTTGTTAAAAGAGGACAAGCTCTTTCTGAAGGTATGAATAGTGACTATGAAGGTAAGATGGCCAAAGCTCAGTTGCTTTCTATTGTGAAAAATGCTCGTGATTTGTATATGTCTATGGAGGATAATACTCAACTAAAAGCATGGATTCAATCTAAACTATCTAAAGCAGAAGATTACATTAGTTCAGTCAGAACCTACCTAGATAGTGAATCACTATCAACAACCACTCCCTTAGTTCATAACGGAGAAGCTGTTAAAGATGATCAAGGTGCTGCTTTAAATATCGGCGATGTGGTTAAAGCTGCAGACGGTAAAATCTACCAAGTAGTATTCTCTTACTCAGAAGGAAAGCCTTTCTTAACTCCTTTTGATTTAAAAAGAAGAAAGCCTGTAAACTTAAGAGAAAGACATTATTTCGATAGCGTTGCAGAGGGTAGCCCAGAAGGTATGCCTTTAGCTATAAAGACTTCAAAAGTAATGGACGCAAGCGCTACCAAGGGTGGCTTTATGAGATAAGAAAATGAATAAACATCAACTTAGGTCTTTAATAAAAAAAACTATTGTAGGAAAGCTACAACGGCAAGGTATTAACAAATACAAGGAATACAAGGTTTTAAATCATGTACCTGATTTGATATCTATTCTAACAGACCTACTGTCTGCTAACTTTAACCTCTTCGTAAAAGATATTGAGTGGGTAGCCCCTAAACCACCTACTTTTAGAGTTATTTTAGAAAACGACCAATACTTCTACCTATCGGATTTAGTGAGATCTTGGGTAGCAGAAGTTGAAGGTAAAAAATACTACCTCCTAAACTTAGGAGAAGAAGAGATGGCAATGTCGGCTATTGCACGTATTTTAAGATACGGTAAAAAGCACGAAGCAGATATTGAAGAAGCAACAGGCTTTGAATCTACAGCAGGATCTGACATGGAATCTAAATTAGAAGAACCAGCACCGGGGCAAGAAGAAGCTCCAGCAGAAGAAAGACCAGAAGGAATTCCTGACGAATTACTATAATAAGTTGCTATTTACAAAAAAAGTTTTTATATTTACCATACATGGATACTGAAAAAGTTATAACCTCCGAGGTGACCGAGCGTGTTGTTACCATTGAGAAGTTATTAGAAATCTACGATATTGACTTAGAGATTTGGGAAATTGAGAAAAAGGTAGTCAATACTTGGGAAGTAGGAGCAAAAGACCCTAACGGGTTGATCGTTACTACTCCTTTATTCCAAGTTAAACTTTGGTTAAAGAAGAAGCAAGCTGCTTACGATCTAAACGTCCTTAGAGCACAATTTCTAGAAGACCTTAGAAAACTTTCCCCTACTGTAAAAGAATACAAAAGAGTTCCTTCTTTTGAACCTCCCAAACTACTAGAGATTAATATTTTTGATTTACACTTCGGTAAGGTAGCTTGGGATCAAGAAGTTGGAGAAAACTATAGCATAGATATCGCTACAAAACGCTTTAACGACTGTATCGAATATTTTATAGATACTTACAGAGGTCATAATATTGAAAAGATTTTATTACCAATCGGAAACGATTTCTTTAACTCTGATAGGTCTCACCCATTTAATTCTACAACTAGTGGCACTCCTCAAGAAGAAGATGCTCGTTGGCAGAACACCTTCAGAAAAGGCAGAGAACTAATTATTAACAACGTACAGAAGCTTACACAGCTTGCACCTGTTGAGATTAAAATCATTCCAGGTAACCATGACTATGAAAGAACTTTCTACTTAGGAGATTCTCTAGAGGGATGGTTTTCAAATAATGAAAACGTTACTGTTGATAATAGTCCAAACCCACGTAAGTACTTTATGTTTGGCAAATGTTTGATTGGGTATACACACGGTAACAATGAGAAAGTAACAGACTTGCCGATGATTATGGCTCAAGAAAACCCCGTGCAGTGGGCTAAAACTTTCTACCGTGAGTTTCACTTAGGTCATTTACATCACAAGAAAGAAACACAGCTTAGATCTACTAACGAATACCAAGGAGTAATCGTAAGGTTTATGAATTCTTTATCAGGAACTGATAGCTGGCATCATAAGAAAGGATACATCGGAGCTAGAAAATCTGCCGAAGCTTTCCTATGGGATAGCGAAAAAGGTCTACAAAACCAGACTTACTTCAATATTTAATATTGATGGAAGATGTACTTTTAGAAGACTATATCAACAACTTATACAGGATAGTTCAAGAGGCGGACGAACAGCAACCGACTGGGCAGCCTGATCAAACACAGCCTGAAAAGCCAGAACCCGAAGTACTTCCGGGAATTAAAACTCTTAACAGAGAGCAATTAAAGTATATTCTTAAAAATAGCAAAGGTAAAATTATGACTATTGCTTATAGAAAGAAGGACGGTACTCTAAGAACTATCAATACTAGAACAGGAGTTAAAAAAGACATTACGGGCAAAGGACTAACATACAATCCAGATGAGTACGGTTATGTTATCTTATGGGACTTGAATAAGAAAGCCTACAGAACCGTTAACGTTGATACGGTAACTACCTTAAAGGGCGGTGGGGAGATCTACAAAATACAAGAAAATCTCGGAAGAAAGCCTTTAGTTTTTCAAAACGGAGGTATTAATTTAACTGGAGAAGCTGCTTGGAATAAGTGGTTAAAGTGGGCAAATATTAACAGAAGGGATGATTTTCTTTATAAAGTATTAGACACGATTAAAAGACAAGGTTATACAGCAACACCAAAACAGCAGATGGTTCTAATAAACTGGTTTAACCGGAAGAGATAACTATTTATAACATATGAGTACCGAGACTAAATCTTGCTCTTGTGGATGCAATTCTTGTGGAAACAAAGCACCTCTGTTGACAGAAGGTATAACCTTTCAACAGCCCATCTCAGAAAATCTACTTTACCACATTAACAATAAGAAACCTTTAACAGAAAATACTTTTAGATACGGATCAACTGCATTCCTTAATTTATGGAAAGAAGCAAGAACTTTATATTCTAGAAATATTTTAAGTGTTGGTGACGATGATGAACATATTTTAGTAGAAACTGATCTTGGAGAATATGGAATGTTTGGAGGAGAAAGAGTCCCTTTAGATTTACCAATGCTTGAAGAGGAGGAGACTCTTGAAGAAATTTCTTTGAATTCAGCAGGCGCTTACGAACTTGTAAAAAAAGTTGAAAACAATCCTAAACTTCTAGATGAGCTTGATTTTAATACCTTTTCAGACTTCCTAACCTATATTAAATCCGCTACTTTAGACGACTGGTATCAGATAGCATCAGAAGTAGCTGAATATGAAGATTCACTGGCAGAAGCCGAATATCAAGGTAAGAAAGTAGCATTAGGAAAACCTAAGCGTGGAGGAGCTAAAAAATTCTACGTTTATGTAATGAATCCTAAAACTAAGAAAGTAAAAAAAGTTTCTTTTGGTGATACTTCAGGATTATCTGCTAAGATTAATAACCCCAAAGCAAGAAAAGCTTTCGCCGAACGTCACGACTGTAAGAATAAAAAAGATAAAACTAAAGCAGGCTACTGGTCATGTAGATTACCAAGGTATGCTTCTTTGCTTGGATTAAAAGGATCTTACTCTGGATACTGGTAATGATTAAATTAACAGACATACTTAACCAAGTTCTTGACGAAGAAAAAAAGAAGCGGGATAGGTGTCTAAGAATTGCTGATCGTAAATATGACAAACCTTCAGCTTATAAATCAGGTGCAGTAGTAAGATGTCGCCAAGGTGAGATCTGGAAAGATATTAAAGAAGAGGAGGAAATCGAAGAAGCAGAATCACTTCATAAATGGTTCAGCAGACAAGGTGCAAAAGGAAAAGAGAGGGGATGGGTAGACTGTAATGCTCCTGATGGAGACGGAGGATACAAGTCCTGCGGAAGAAAAGAAGGAGAAAAACGTTCTAAATATCCTGCTTGTAGACCAACAGCAGCTCAATGCAAAACAAAAGGAAAAGGTAAAACCTGGGGGAAAACAAAATGACACTGTTAGAATTATTAAAAGAAGTAAAAGAATCGTTTCAAGAGTTTGCTGAAACCAGAGGCAAAGGAGCTACTAAAATTGCAGATAATGCTCATGAAAAAGGAGGATTATCTCTTTTAACTTGGCATCACTTTAAGGTTAAGTTACCCTATTATAAAAAAGCAGCTGAAGGTAAATTCGAATTAGAAGCAGCCAAAAAAGAATTTGACGAAACATACAAAAAAATATCCTCAGACATGACTCAAATTGATTTTCAAAGAGAAATGGGCCGTTTGGAAGTTTTAGGTGAACTGCTAATCAGAAATAAAAAATGATCAAATTACTAAATATACTAAGAGAAGAGAAAGAAGAAGAGTATGTTCCTTATATGTACTCTCCAGTAGGGTTTAGCTGCCACGTTTGCAGATTTCATTTTGAAGAAGACGGGTTACATAAATGCTCAAACTCAGACTACAAGGCTTACCAAGGAACAGATGAATTGATAGACGAAGAAGGAAATCCAATTAAGGATCCTACTAAGTGGTGTTCAAACTGGTTCCTACCTGCCGATGCTGATACTGACAAATAATACTTTACAAAGAACTTCACACTGGTCTATCCCTTTGGATAGATTTGATCCTCCTGTTGCTAGAGAGTTAGAATTATTCGATACTAACGGGTATGATTTAACTTTACTAGAACAGCGCTATGCCGAACTGAATCACCCGGCATCAAAACATAGGTACAAGTACACGTTAAAATATCCTTGGTTTGTTTCTGAAGAAATTACCGAAGGTGCTCATATTAACCATGCTCTTTTATTCGAAAGAAAAGGTTACACAGGAGCAGCTTTAGAACAGCTAAAACGCTGGAGTAAAGAAAACCCACTAGTAAATAAACTAATTCAGATTAATCCTAAATGGGGAATTGACCTCTCAATTGACTATGTTGATAAAGAAGGTAATGTTTTTGAAGTATTTCATTATGAATGGGATGATTTTAACTACGAAGAGGTTTTAAAAAATAAAGAAAAGCTCGAAACCTTTGCATTAAGTACTGACTGGAATGATGCAGCTAAATCCCTATTAAGTAGGAAATCTGAATGGGATTCATTATCTTTCTTTGAACAGAGTGATTGGAAGTGTAGTTTCTTTGGACTAGAACCTGAGAAATTCAAAATTATCATATGGAACAAGGACAGTCGGCTGAAGTGAAGCCGTATAGGGATTTAGAAATTACCAATGAGTATATCATTCGTGAGTTCGATGAAAATATTGATCCAATAGAATTATTATGGCACCGAGATGACGAAGACAGAACCGTGGAGATACTTGGAGAAACAGATTGGCAAATACAGCTAGATAATAAGTTGCCAACTTCTTTAAACGAGTCTATATTTATAAAAAGACATGAGTGGCACCGAGTTATAAAAGGAACTGGAACACTTAAGTTAAAAATACATAAGTCATGAAACAAGCTATAATTTGGATTATTGTCCTGGTTTTTGGAGGAGGGATTGTTTACAGTCGCTTTTTTAAACCGACAGAGAAACTTCCCGACGTTTCTATTTACGAAAGAAGAATTGATTCGCTTAATAACGAAATCAAATTAAACAACATTAAAGTAAAACAACTAGACTCTTTAGCTGATATTCAGAAAGCTAAGATCAATAAGCTAGAACTTAAATTAAGTCAAACCGCAGCTCAAGCTGCTCAAGAACATAAAAAACATGAAGAAGATCTTAAGCGTCTTAATGCTATGTCTAATAGCGATGTCGCCGCTCTATTCTCAGAAAGTTTCAAGTGATACCTGCTGTGTACCTTGTGCTAGTCTGAAGAAAGCCTTAGTGGTTAGACAGGAGAGAATTTATTGCGGAACTCAATTAGGGTTTGCCCGTGATTCTATTTCAAACTTACAAGAAATTATCTTCTCTAAAGACACTATTATCTTACATAGAGATAGTGCAATTTCTGTTTATAAAGATAACGAAAAAAAGTATAAGGAGGTTGTTACTAATAAAGATTCTATTATCACAACATACGGTAAAGAGATTGAGAATCTAAAAGCAGCAAAAGCTGGAGCTTATGCAGTTGCAATAGTAACTGTAATTCTATACGTTCTCTTTAGTCTATGAGTCAACCAGATTTAAAAGCAGTCATAAGGCAGGAGTACGTAAAGTGCGTAGTTGATCCTATTCACTTCATGAAGAAATACTGCTACATTCAACATCCATTACGTGGTAGAATCTTATTCCACTTATATCCTTTTCAGGAAAAAGTATTAAAACACTTCCAAGATAATCCATATTCTATCATTTTAAAGTCAAGACAGTTAGGTATTTCGACTTTAGGTGCAGGATATGCATTATGGTTAATGCTTTTCCATAAGGATAAAAACGTTCTAACCCTTGCAACCACACAAGCAACTGCACGAAACTTAGTATCAAAAGTGCAATTTATGTACGATAACTTACCCTCTTGGTTGAAAATCGATGCAGAAGAGAAGAATAAGCTAAGTTTAAGACTATCAAACGGATCAAAAATCACAGCTAAATCATCAAATTCAGATGCTGCTCGTTCAGAAGCGGTATCTCTACTGTTGATTGACGAGGCGGCGTTTATTGATAACATTGCTGAGACATGGGCATCTGCTCAACAGACCTTAGCAACGGGTGGTGGTGCTATTGTACTATCAACTCCTTACGGAACTGGTAACTGGTTTCACCAAACCTGGGTTAGAGCTGAAGCAAAAGAGAATGAATTTCTACCGATTAAATTACCTTGGTACGTACATCCAGAAAGAGATCAGTCTTGGAGAGATGCTCAAGACAACTTACTAGGAGATCCACGTCTGGCAGCACAGGAGTGTGATTGTGATTTTGCTACATCTGGCGATACTGTATTCTATGGAGAGTATTTAGAGTTTTACCAGCAGACTTATATGAGAGAACCTTTAGAGAAGCGAGGTACAGATCATAATTTGTGGATTTGGGAACCTGTAGACTACTCTAGAAGTTACATGATCGTAGCTGACGTAGCTAGAGGAGACGGAAAAGACTACTCTACCTTTCATATTTTAGATATTGAAAACAATACACAAGTAGGAGAATACAAAGGACAGTTAGGAACTAAAGATTTTGGACATTTACTAGTAGGTATAGCATCAGAATACAATCAAGCATTGTTGGTAATTGAAAATGCTTCTATAGGATGGTCAACAATTCAGACTGTTATTGAGAGAGGTTACGATAATCTCTACTATTCACCTAAAGGAGGTAATGTGTCTGCTGACTCTTACTTTGATCAATACGACCACAGTTCAAATATGGTAGCTGGATTCTCAATGAACTCACGTACTAGACCTTTAGTTGTAGGTAAGTTTCAAGAATACGTTAACGAAAAAGCAGTTACTATTCAGTCAAAACGTCTTATAGAAGAAATGAAAGTGTTTGTGTGGAAGAACGGTAAAGCAGAAGCACAGCACGGATATAATGATGACTTAGTAATGGCTTTTGGTATTGCTATGTATATAAGAGACACTGCTTTAAAGTACCGTCAACAAGGTCTAGACCTAACCCGTAATGCTTTGAATAATATCACAGTGACAAAACCTTCTTATCAAGGTGTTTACTTACCTTCTCACGTCGCTAATCCCTACGAAATCGACAATGGTAAAGGAGGAAAAGAAGATATAAGCTGGATTTATTAACTATTTATACTTATATTAACACTACACAATGGCTGATACCAGTATATTTTCAAGATTACGTAGATTATTCTCTACAGATGTTATTATCCGAAACGTCGGTGGGAATCAGTTAAAAGTAGCTGATACTAACCAAATTCAGATGTCAGGAGAGTTAGAGAATAACTCTTTGATGGCTAGGTACAATAGAATTTATACAACATCACCTACATCTCTTTACGGATACCAATCTTCTTTTAACTACCAGACACTAAGAACCCAATTATATTCTGAATATGATGCAATGGATACTGATGCAATCATCGCTTCAGCTCTTGATATCCTCTCAGAAGAATCTACCCTTAAGAACGATATGGGTGAGGTTCTACATATCAGATCAAATGATGAGAATATTCAAAAGATTCTCTACAACTTATTCTACGATGTATTAAACGTTGAGTTTAATTTGAGTTGGTGGATTAGGAATATGTGTAAGTACGGAGACTTTTTCTTGAAATTAGAAGCTTCAGAGAAGTATGGTGTTTATAACGTAATTCCTTTCGCTGCATTTAACATAGAAAGACAAGAACATTATGATCCTGAGAACCCTACTGCTGTTAGATTTAGATATGACCCTGACGGGTTGGCCGCTGATACTTATGGATACTTTAAGACTCCTAACCAGCATGATGCCAAGTCTATCTACTTTGACAACTACGAAGTAGCTCACTTCCGTTTATTAACGGATGTTAACTTCCTTCCTTACGGCCGTTCTTATATTGAACCTGCTCGTAAATTATTCAAGCAGTACACCTTGATGGAAGATGCGATGTTAGTTCATAGAATTGTGAGAGCTCCTGAGAAGCGTATTTTCTATATGAACGTAGGCGGTATTCCTCCTGCAGAGGTAGAGAACTTTATGCAGAAGGCTATCTCTAAAATGAAGCGTACTCCTTATATTGACCAAACTACTGGTGAATATAATTTAAAGTATAACATGCAAAACCTAATGGAGGATTTCTACATCCCCATGAGAGGTAATGATACTTCAACTAAGATTGAAACTTTAGGAGGATTACAGTATGATGGTATCACAGACGTAAATTACTTAAGAGATAAGTTATTTGCTGCATTAAGAATCCCTAAAGCATTCCTAGGATACGATGAAAAATTACAAGGTAAAGCAACACTTGCAGCCGAAGATATTCGCTTTGGTAGAACGGTTGAGAAGATCCAAAGGATTATGGTTTCTGAATTGTATAAGATTGCTTTTGTGCACCTATACATTCAGGGCTACAGAGATGAATCGTTAACTAACTTTGAGTTATCTTTAACAACACCTTCTATCATATACGATCAGGAAAGAGTTATGTTGTTGAAGGAGAAAATGGAACTTGCTCAATCTATGATGGATTCTCAATTGATTTCTTCTGATTGGATTTATGATAATATTTTCCACTTAAGTGCTGATCAATACGACGAGATGAGAGAGCTGGTTAAAGAAGATGCTAAACGTAAATTCAGATTATCTCAGATTGAAAACGAAGGAAACGATCCTTTAGAAACTGGCCAAACCTACGGTACTCCTCATGATATTGCTACATCTTACGGTAAAGGTAGAGTTTACGACAGGCCAGGTTCAGTACCGGATGGATATAATAGAGACGAACCTATAATAGGCCGTCCTGAAGAGAAAGCTTCTAATATTAACACCACTAACGATCCTTTAGGGTTAGATAGATTAGGTAGAAAAGTAATGAAGACCGACGACCAGCAAGGTTACGGTAGAGATAATACTTCACCGTTTGCATTAGAGAGCACTAAGAAAGAATTTTCAAAACATAAGAAAGTTCTTGATAGTTTAACTCCAAAAAGGATGATCTTTGAAGCAGAAAGAAGAGCAAACGGATTGTTAGACGAAAGCCAAATTAGAGAATAAACTTTTAACATATATTTATTATAAAACCATCGATAGATGTCAATAAAACATTCAAAATTTAGAAATACAGGACTTCTTTTTGAACTTCTGGTAAGACAGATCACCTCTGATACGTTAGAGGGTAAGAATTCTGCCGCTATCAATATTCTTAAAAAGTATTTCGTTAACACTGAATTAGGAAAAGAATATAAACTTTACGAGCAAGTTACAGCTTATAAAAACTTGAGTGAAGGTAAAGCTGAGATGGTTATTAACACGCTAGTAGAAACATCCACTAAGCTAAAGAGATCTGAGATTAGGAAGCAGAAGTATAATTTAGTTAGAGAAATAAAAGATAACTACAACGTAGAAAAGTTCTTCAAAGCTAAAGTTACTAATTATAAAGTATTTGCAGCTCTAAATAACTTAATCGAAAACCAATCCTCAGAGAAAATAGCTCCAGAAACTGTAATTAATAATAAAATTACAATTATTGAGCATTTAACAAAAACACCTGCAGCAGCTCCTGCTGATGAATTAATGGAGGAGTATAAAGGGTATGGAAAAGATATTAGAATCTTAACGTACAAAATGCTTCTTGAGAAGTTTAATGAGAAGTACGATCACTTAACAGTGAAACAAAAAGAGGTTTTAAGAGAGGTAATCACCTCAGTAGATAATACAGACAAGTTAAAAGAGTATTATAATACAAGAATCGTAGAAGTACAGCAATTACTTCGAGAAAAAACTGCCGAAATTAAAGACGAAGTATTAAAGATTAAGATCACAGAAGTTCTTAAGTATGTTAAGCCTTTAGAGAAGACAGAAAAAGTTACCAACGATGCAATCATTAACTTGTTACAATATTACGAACTTGTTAATGAATTATAATGGCAACAAGACAGCAGCTAAAAGACGAGTTTAAAAAACAACTCAAGGAGATGTCAACCTCCGGAGCAGCTGGTGCGTATAACACCCCCTTTGCTTTTAACCCAAATAAGAATGCCCAAGGTACTTCACGTAACTACTACTTGAAGATGGGCTGGAAGCTAGTCAATAAAGCTAAGACTAGAAAAGCAGCTAAAGGTATGGAGTATAAAGATCTTTGGAAATAAACAATACCTATTTATAACATATGAAAAGCCTACAAAATCAATACAATCTTATCAAAGAAGGTAAAGGCAATAAAGAAATCTTCTTAAAGGAAGCAAAAGCTCAATTCCCTCAGTATATTACCAACGTTCAAACGTTCGACCAAGTTATTCATTCTCTAACTGAGAAAGGTATTATCAACGAAAGTGTAGTGCTAGTATCAGCTAACAAACCACAAACTCAAGACTGGTTTAAAATCTTTAACGAAAACGTTAAAGCTGAACTGAAAGAAACTGATGAGACAGTGGAGGAGATGGAAACTAGAGGGTATAATTACAAGGAGAAGAACAATAATAATATCTCTACAGCAGAAATGCTTAAAGGTTATTATGTTGAAATGAAAGATCCTAAGAATGCTGAAAAGACTGAGGATGAAATTAAAGCAATTGTAGTTAAAAACCTTGAGAAAGATCCTTTATTCTACGTTAAAGACGGTGAATTTGGAGTTAGAGGCTTAGGATATAAATCAGAACATCCAGGATTACCTAAAGATATTTACGGCAACTACGCCCTTGGTATTGAACCTAAAGTAAAATTAACAGGTAAATACAAATCATCTGGAATGGAACCTGTTAGACTAAATGAATCTTTAGAAGAAGATAAAGTACCTGGTTCTAATATTAAGAAAGTTGGAGACAAGTGGAGAATCATTTCTGGAAAAACCGGTAAAATGTGGAAAGCACATTACGATACTAAAGAAGATGCAGAAGCAGGCCTAAAAGCTTATTTTGCAAGCCAGAATGAATCTTTAGAAGAAGAAACAGACGTATTATCGGAAGCCAAGAAAAGAGCTATCGAAAAGCACATCAAAGAAATTGAAAAGATGGGTGAAGTAGCTGCTTGGGAGCATCGAATCGGTAAAATCGAAGAAAAGATTGAAGAATTAACTAACAAGATGACTGTAACTGAAGGCGACGATGTTAAAGACATGGTCGATAAAAGAGCAGTTAAGGAGTTAAAAAAAGATATTGCTTTATTAACTAAGAAAAAAGCTCTATATGAAAAGCAAAAAGCTAAAGCAGCTAAGAAAGTAACCGATAAATCAGCTATGCAATCAGCAGCAGGTGAAGGTGCTACTGTAATGGAAGAAGATGCTACTAGTATACCAACCGCTGCAATGATGTTGCAGATGGCCGATAACAATCCAGAGAAGTTTAAAGAGTATGTTAAGCAAATGAATGCCGATCCTGCTTTTAAAACTCAGTTTATGAGGAAGCTAAGCCCTACTGAAAAAGAAGAGCTTGTCAAGAAGATAGAAGCACACTCAGAAACTAAGAAAGAATCTTGGTCTGGTATGGTTAGGGAGTTAATCAATAAAAAGAATTTAAAATTAAAATAATGGATAAGAGTTTACTTATTGAGACTATATCCTTTCAGCCTAGACCTTTAAAATTATCAGAGGGACGAGGCAGTTCTGGTCTTCCTTTGGTTGAGGGTATTTTAGCTACTGCTGAGGTGAAGAACGGTAATGGAAGATACTACAGCAAAAGAATCTGGGATAGAGAAATCAAGAAGTACATGGATTCTGTTAAAGAAAATAGAGCAGTTGGTGAGTTAGATCACCCGGAATCTACAGTTATTAACTTAAAAAATGTATGTCATAACATCAAAGACATTTGGTGGGACGGTGATCATATCATGGGTAAGATTGAAATACTACCCACCCCATCAGGGAATATCTTACAAGCTTTAATTGCTTCAGGCATCACCGTAGGTGTATCGTCTAGAGGAATGGGTTCAGTTAGACAGATGGGAGAAACATTAGAAGTTCAAGACGACTTTGAATTACTATGTTGGGATTTCGTATCAACTCCATCAAATCCTGGATCATGGATGACTCCTTTACATGAAGGATTAGATAAGACCTTAAAGGACTACAGTAAAGCTAATGAAATTATAAGAGAGATCTTATGTGCTCACGGTAGTTGTCCTTTATTTTAACCTCTCTTGGGATAGTCTCCCTTGACCGACCCTCCCTTAAAAAAGGAGGGTTTCTTATTTTTTGGTAAAAATAGGTATATTTATATTTGTATGTGTTACGATTAATGTAGCACTCAAAACGCTCTACAAAATAATTATTACGCTCTTATTAATAAGCGTACTTCCAAAAAAAACTATTATTAGGAAAATGACAAACAGAGACTTGTTAAAAGAGGCTATTGCTGATGCAAAAGCTGTAAAGGAAGTCGCTATCACTAATGCAAAAGCTGCATTAGAGGAGGCTTTCACACCACATCTTAAAGAGATGTTCGAAAAGAAACTTTCAGAAATGGAAGAAGAGGACGAAGAAACAATGAAACCCGAATTAGAAGAAGCCGAATTGACCGAAAACGAACTCGAAGAGCTTTTAAAAGAGCTTGAGGAGGGAGAAGATCTTCTTAACAACCCTAAAACTTCTCAGTATGCACATGGTAACATTGCAGAAGAGGAAGAAGGTGAAGAAGAAGAAAAAGGTGAAGAAGAAGAAAGCGGAGAAGAGGAAGAAGAAGGCGAAAAAGAAGAAGAGGAAGAAGTTGAAATCGACCTTGAAGACATGTCTGAAGAAGACTTAAAGAAATTTATCGAAGAGGTGGTAGACGAAATGATCGAAGCTGGTGAATTAGAAGCCGGACACGAAGGTATGGAAGACGAAGCTGGAATGGAAATGGAAGAGCCTGAAATGGGCGCTGAAGAGGAAGTTTCTGCAGAAGAAGAAATGCCAATGGAAGAGGCCAAAGATGACGAGAAGGAAAAAAGAGACACTGAAAAGATGAGACACATGGAAGCCGAACTCGCCGAAGCTATCGAAACTATTGCAACATTGAAGTCAGAATTACATGAGATTAACTTACTAAATTCCAAACTTCTTTACACTAACAAAATCTTCAAGGCTAAAAACCTTAACGAAGCTCAAAAAGTTAAAGTATTAACTGCTTTTGATAAAGCTGAGACAGTTAAAGAAGTTAAGTTAGTATTCGAAACTCTAAATGAAGGCTTAGAAAAAGCTGCCAAAAAAGAGTTGGTAAAAGAAAGCAAAGGGTTTGCTTCAAAACCCATCGGATCTTCACCCAAAAAACAGCCTGTGGTTGAAGTAAATCCGGTATTCGAAAGAATGAGAAAACTTGCAGGCTTATAAAAAATAAAAACTACTACACATTTATACAATGTCTAACGTACAACAATTACTCGAATCTGCTAACCCCTGGCAGAGTTTGCAATCTGACGCTGCTAGATTAGCAAAGAAATGGGGCGCTACTGGTCTTTTAGAAGGTATGCGTAACGAAACTGAAAAGAATAACATGTCAATGATCCTTGAGAACCAAGCCAAGCAATTGGTTATTGAGCAATCTCAAACTGGAACTGGTGCTAGCTTTACAACTGGTACGGGTGAACAGTGGGCTGGTATCGCTCTTCCTTTGGTAAGAAAGGTATTTGGTCAGATCGCTGCTAAAGAATTCGTTTCAGTTCAACCTATGAACCTTCCTTCAGGTCTAGTATTCTTCTTGGATTTCCAATACGGTACTACTAAGAATCCTTTCACTACTGGTAACTCTTTGTATGGTAACCCATCTGATAACTTCGGTAACACTTCAACCGGTGCTTTATACGGAGCAGGTAGATTCACTTACTCTACTAACCAATTCTCAGCTTCTGGTGTTTCTGTAACACAAGCCACTACCTTTACTTCTGCTTCTTTAGCTGATGTAAACTTCGATTCTACTTATTCTGCTTCTGTAGCTGCAGGTCAAATCAAGAAATTGACTGTATCTTCTGCTTCTATTAGCTCAGATATCGACGTTTTAGGTGTAAGAGGTTTCTTGATCAACTCTGGTTCAGTATCTGATTCAAGAGTATTGCAAGAATTTACCTACTATTCTGCTCCTAACGTTGTATTCTTCGTTTCTGCTTCTACCGCCGAAATCCCAACTTCAAGTAGCTTTGTAGTTTACTACAACAAGTTAACTAAAGACAACGCAAGAGGTGACTTCGAAGCTGGTGCTTCTTACGCTGTTCCTAACGGCGAGTCTAACACTGAGATCGTTATTCCTCAAATCAACGTTCAAATGAGATCTGAAGCCATCGTTGCTAAAACCAAGAAGTTGAAAGCACAATGGACTCCTGAATTCGCTCAAGATTTGAACGCTTACCATTCTTTGGATGCTGAAGCTGAATTGACTGCTGTTATGTCTGAGTACATCAGCTTGGAAATCGACTTAGAAATCCTTGATATGTTGATCGAAGCAGCTGCTGCTGGTACTGAGTACTGGTCTGCTGTTAACAACAGAAGCGTGGTAGGTACTGAAACTGCCGATTCTCAGTACGGTAGCTTAGGCTTCTACAATACTCAAGGTCAGTGGTTCCAAACTTTGGGAACTAAGATGCAGAAATTGTCTAACATCATCCACCAAAGAACTTTGAGAGGTGGTGCTAACTTCTGCGTAGTGTCTCCTACAGTTGCTACTATCTTGGAATCTATTCCTGGATTTGCTTCTACTTCTAACGGTGACGTTACTGTAGCTTCTTACGCTTTCGGTGTACAGAAGATGGGTCAAATTAACAACAGATACACTGTTTACAAGAACCCTTACATGAAGGAAAACACCATCTTGATGGGCTTCAAAGGTAGCCAATTCTTGGAAACTGGTGCTGTGTTTGCTCCTTACATTCCGTTGATCATGACTCCTTTGGTTTACGATCCTGAAACTTTCGTACCAAGAAAAGGTCTTTTGACTAGATATGCTAAGAAGATGGTTCGTCCTGAATTCTACGGTAAGATCTATGTTAACGGTTTGAATACTTTGTAAGCTAACCCTTAATTACCTTAAGAAAGAGCCTGGAGAAATCCAGGCTTTTTTTTTATATTCTATTTATAAGTAAATAAATTTATGGCAAGCGATCATCACAGCGCAGAGGTTTTCAAAGAGAAGAGAAGGCCTAAAACTCCAATTAAGTTTGGTATCACTCTAAACGAAGAACAGAAGAAAGCAAAAGCAGAGATCTTACTTCATGACGTAACAGCCATAAAAGGCAAAGCCGGCTCCGGTAAGACATTACTAGGAGTCCAGGTAGCCTTGGATATGCTATTTAATAAAGACATAGAGAAGATTATTATTGCTAGACCTTACGTAACTGCCGGTGAAGATATTGGTCACTTACCAGGAAACGTAGATGAAAAATTATCATACCTCACTTCTCCTATTTATAATATAATGTATGAACTCATCGGGAAAGAAAAAACTGATAAACTGGTAACAGAAGGGGTTGTCACAGTGTCTCCCTTCGGTTTCTTGAGAGGTAATACATTCACCAATTGCTTTGTTTTAATTGATGAGGCACAAAATGCCACAATGAGACAAACAGAATTAATGATTGGCCGTTTAGGAATCAATTCTAAGATGATTTTCTGCGGAGATATGTCACAATGTGACTTGAGAGATAAAAAAGATTCAGGTTTTGACTTCTTTTTGAAGTTAGAATTAGAAGTTCCTGGAGTAAAAGTTGTATCGTTAAAACAAAACCACAGACATAAAGTCGTTGATCCGATACTAGACGTATTTACAACTTATAGAAATTAATGAATCAAATCAGAACCATATTAGTATCAGGTTCAATACCTACAGTAAATCAATTACCGTTAGGTGATATTGCTATTAATACGGTTGATGGTAGAGCATACATTAAAAAATACAGCGGATCAGTACAATCTATTGTAGATCTTGGACTGTCTGCTTCATACTTAAACCCATTACATCAAGATGTCTACCTATCTGGATCGTTAAACATCTCAGGAAGTGAAACTATAAGGGGTTATATTGAACTACAGCCGGTAATCACCAATATAGACACTACCAGATCAGCTTCCTATATTTATGTTTCCGGCTCAACAAACGATTTATACTTTTCTCAGAATGGAGAAGGCTATAGTAACGTAACCCGACTAAGGTGGTTAGAAGGTAACCTATACACAGGGCTGTTAAACGGTGGAATAATAACATCAGGCTCTTCTACTACATTTAATTTAAGTTCCGGTAGTGGTATTATAGTAAGTTTAAATGCTTCTATTAATAACAACCCATACCCAACTGTTCGGTATGTCAACTGGGGTAATTTTACTGGGCAAACACTAACGTACCGTACTTCCTCGATTCAAACTTTCATAGGAATTGATGCTTCAGGAAGTATAATTCAGAAAACAACACCCTGGACTGATGGCGAGTACAATACTTCTATTTCAATAGGTACAGTACTGCACCAAAACAAGTCTACTATTAACGGTCAAATCTCGTATCCGAACGTTGCTTATGGATATAAACAGAGATCTTATGATTTTATCAAGGCATTTGGCCCGTTAAAATTAAGTGGGTATACAATTTTTACAAGTAGCTCTCTTGGGTTAACAGTTGGAAGCGGTACAGCATTTGCTGACGGTCGAAACTATCAAATAGACCCTAATAACCCTTCCTATATTACAGATGCCGGAACTAATGTATCTAAAATATTTAGATATTATCAATCCGGTTCTGAGTTTGTACAGGATACAAATGGAGGTCTTGGTTATACAGAAATAGACCCAGGTAACTACAATCCAAACGGAGCAGGAGTATTGACAACAACCTCTCCCTCTAAGTTTACAATCCAGAGAGTATTCTATTATCCAAATTCTGCTACAAAAGGTATTGTTGTTTATTACGGAAATACAGAATACGGAACTTTAGCTGAAGGTGTATCGAATATAGCGATAGAAACTTTTAGTGAGGTTGAAAATACAAAGCAGAATGCTATCTACCTTGGAGCAATTGTTATCAAAGGTAATGCAACATTCACCGGAACAGACTACCAAATAGTAGCTGGAGGATTATTTAGAGCTACTTCAGGTGGTGGAGGTGGTGGAGGTGGAGGATCTACAGTATCACCGTTTCCATTTACAGGATCAGCAGTAATTACCGGGTCACTACAGGTAATAGGACCTGTTACAGGATCAGCATTTACAGGTTCGTTCGTAGGAGCTTTTACCGGCTCCGGTACTATTACAAGTGCATCCTTTGCTCAAACAGCATCTTTTGCACAAACTGCATCATTCTTAAACCCTCTAGCTCAAACAGTTAGATTAACCGGATCTTTAATAATAACAGGATCGGTAATAATTTCAGGATCAGGAACATTAGTTAACGTTGGACCTGCTTCTTTCACCGGTTCTGCAGGAACAGGGTCTGCTTTAGCAATTTATAAGTCTGGATCGAACGTATTATCAATTGACGGTTCATCCGGAAGATTATTTTCAGTAGATGATTCACTATCAGGATCCTTATTCTCAGTAAATACAGCGGCCGGTCTTCCGGTCATAGAAGCATTTTCTGATAACACAGTTAATATTGGTAAATATGGATCTTATCCACTAAGTGTTAGCGGAAGTACATTAAGAGCAACAGGTTCATTCACCGGTTCGTTTAACGGTAATTTATCCGGCTCTGCCAGTTTAACATCATTAACAGCGTCAGGAGCATTAATAAATGGAAACGTCACTATTAACGGTACGGCTTCTATTTCCTTCCTGAATGTAACCGTAGAGTCAGCATCGGTAATTTATTCTACTGGTTCAAACCAGCTAGGAGATGCTGCTAACGATACTCAAACACTATACGGTTCTGTTATTATTCCAACAGGGTCATTAATAGTTTCAGGAGCATTACAAGTTTCAAGTAGTGTAGATAGTTACCTTATAGGAGCAGGTAGAGTAGGTATAGGAGTTACTTCCCCTCAACGTGAATTGCATGTAGATGCGGCAGCTTCTCCGAATACTGACCTTCCACTAGCTCTAACATCAATTGACGTAAACAACCGAGTTGGTATTTTATTTGGTTCCTCAAGCTTAGGTTCTGGAAGACAGCATCAATTATATCATAGAGTTAATACCTCCCAGGTTGACTGGTTACTAGGGACTACTGCCGGACAAAGTGCAGTCTGGACCCTACAGCCTGTAGATGACTCATCTTACGCAATGCTACTAAACACTCCCTATTCTACCGGTGGAACTGCTAGGATAAGTGTTGGAATAAGACATGCTGCTTTAGCCTTAGGTGCAGGAGGATCAGGAGCCACTGCAATCACACTATTATCAGGGAGTAATAACGTTGGTATAGGTACTACTACTCCGTCTCAAACTCTAACTGTTGCTGGAAATATAAGTGCTAGCGGAGATTTAAACATAAATTCTGGAGCTAACCAAATATGGATTGGAGATGGATTCACTGATGATAACCCCAACGGTGTTTTTAAAGTATATAATAACGGAATAAACGGATTTATTTCAACCTACTATTATAACAGCTCTTTAGAATTAAGAGCAGGAGTATCTTCGTCAGGCTTTCCTTGGAACTGGTCTAAGTTAGAAATAAGAGACAACCAATCCGGAGCAGGTTATATGAAATTTTATACCTCCGGTTCAGAAAGAGCAGTATTGACAAATGCCGGCAATTTCGGTATTGGAACTACAACACCTACTGCCCGTCTACAAGTTAGAGGATCAGGAACAACCTCTGCAACCACGGCTTTCTTAGTCCAAAATGTAAATGCCTCGGCATCATTATCGGTTAGAGATGATGGTTACGTAGGTATTGGAACCACCTCTCCCAACACTCAACTGGAAGTAGTAACAGGAGCTAACGCTATTAGATTTGGAGGTAGTAACGGTAGAACACTATCAGCCCACACTAGTGGTTCATTAGGTAATTTTGATTTCTACGCTTTACAAACCTACTTTAATTCAGATTTTTTAATTGAGAGTGGCAAAAAGATAAGCACAGCTAATGGTAGCACAGCTAACCTCTACTTAACAACCGATAGCGTATCTAAATCAATCTACACTGATAGATCAGTAGCTATCGGGATAACAACAGCTTCTGCAACCCTTGATGTCTCAGGTTCTGGTAGGTTTACAAACGGATTAAACGTAACTGGATCTACTTCTGTAGCAGGTATAATTACACAGTTAGATACCTTAAATGCACTTCCAGCTTATTACCGAATAATAAACTTACCTTCAAGTATTCCCGGAGGAGGCGGTGCACCGACTAGTTTAATTTCAATACCTTCCGGACAGCCGGTATCAATGTTTATTGAATACCAAATCATTAATACAGCAACCATGACCGATCAAAGGAGCGGAACAATAATGGCAAACTTTAACTCATTAGGAACTCCTACATCAACCTTTACTGAAACAGTAACAGCGGATATTGGTAATACAGCCGGGGTAGTATTTACTACAAACGTAGGTGCATTCTACGATATACAAGCAACAAATGCAGGAGCTACTCCTTATACATTTAAAGCAATTTTAAGATACTTCTAACATGCCAGGTGAATTAATAGTAAAAAACGGTTTACGAGTTTCAGGCTCAACAATTATAGTAGGTTCAATAACTGCAACCTCATTTACCGGTTCATTCTCCGGTTCAATAACGAATGCTACTTCGGCATCGTTTGCTGTAAGCTCATCATTTAGTTCGACAGCATCTTTTTATGGAGGCTCAGTAACGTCAGCTTCATTCGCCTCTACGTCATCTTTCCCTTGGTTTCAAACCGGATCTAATATAGCTTATGTTGGAGGAAACATCTTAGTCAATACCACAACTAACGCAGGATTTAGATTAGATGTAAACGGAACTACTAGATTTACAGGCGACTCATATGTTACTACTGGTGATTTCTTATTAGATAACGATAGGCCAATCCGCTGGAAAGACTCAGGGGGTACTTTCCGTAGAGCAATGTTGATCACTGCTGCTAATGACTTTCAGTTTGGCCCTGTAGATACAGGGTGGGGTGCAACAACTTACCTTAAGTCGGGAGGTGCTATGCAGTTTGCTGTTAACGGTGCAAGCGGAACATTTGCTGCTGCTGTAACTATTAATACTTCTGCAAACGTAGCAATAGGCACAACATCCCCTTCTACACGTTTACACGTAAGAGGCTCAGGAACCACTTCAGGAACCACTGCTTTTAGAGTTGAAAATGCAAATGCTTCTGCTTCCCTGGAAGTTAGAGATGATAGATTGACTCGAATTACATCAGAAGGAGCAGCCTTGTATGTTGAAGGAGCTGGAGTTTC